ATCATAGTACGTGGTGGTATGATGGGTATTAAGTGCTTCAATGAGAGTACGACAATTCCATTACAGGTTAAGATATGGTTGGTTAGGAATTGCGATAGGCCAACGACTAATCAGATACCATCTGCCGCACCTGTAGGGTGGGATCCTAGTTTAGTGCCAGATTTTGCACATGATGTCGGTAAAGTTATATTTCAGAAAGAGTTCCAACTGGAGGCATTGGCTGAGATGACGATAGAGCGTAGACTTGGTATAATGAAAGTAGACCAATTAGTGTGGGCCACAGATGCTAAGAGGCTTATCTGGTTGCTTAGCGTGGGAGACCCGCAAGCAACTACGTCAGTGACAATGCGTGTATGTAGTTATTTTAATCTTAGTTTTAGTGCTGACGCCATTGGTGATTCGTAAAAGCAAAACCAGGGTATAGTATTACCCCTGGTTGCTTTTTTTTGGGTGTACTTGGTCAAACTTATTGTTCTATATAATATTGTGTGTAGTAGTTCATTTTTATGCCTTCCATTAGAAAGAGTTATACGTTTACACTTAATAATTATTCAGATGAAGAATATGAGTCTCTCGTCGGAGATCTCAATGATGAGGTCACTTATGCAGTCGTTGGAAAAGAAGTCGGAGAGTCTGGTACTCCCCACCTCCAAGGATACGTCCTGTTTCGAAGATCGTATCACTTCAACACTATTAAGAATAGATTCTTCCCTCGTGCACATATCGAAGTCGCTGCAGGTTCAGTCGACGCTAATTTCAGATACTGTTCAAAAGATGGAGATTTTATCGAAATCGGTACAAGACCTTCTCATAAGAGAACGCGAGATGAATTGGCCGTTGAATTCTCCAGCAAATTACAGTCCGGACACAACGGATTGGATCAATTTGCTAATGAGTACCCCGGAGTCTATATGTTTACCGGACATAATATGCTCAGAAACTATCAAGCCCTTAGAAGGCCAATCGAGCGGCCCAATATCAATGTTCGATGGTTCTATGGAAAACCCGGTACAGGTAAGTCCAGAAAGGCCCATGAAGAATTCAAGGAAGCGTACATTAAAGATCCAAGAACCAAATGGTGGAATGGATATATGTTCGAAGAAGAAGTTATCATAGATGACTTTGGGCCTAATGGTATTGATATTAATCATCTTCTTAGATGGTTTGATAGGTATAAATGTATTGTTGAGAATAAAGGTGGAATGATTCCACTTATTGCAAGTTCATTTATCGTTACTAGTAATTTCCATCCATGTAAGATATTTACTGGGTTTGGTGGTGAAGACCATCCTCAGTTAGACGCTTTAATGCGTCGTATTGTACTTGTTGAATTTTAAATAAACATACTTGATCGTGTCAATTGGTTGAGAAAGGTATAGCGCGATCTAGCCGTGCGGGCTGCGAATGCGCCGATAGGCGCTTGAGCCACTGCAGGCTTAGTGCGCCGAAGAGGCGCTATGGCACCGGTAGGTGCCATCAGCCGTAACTATAAATAGATGTGTTCCATTCATTTATCACTAATCGAACAAACGTCCCCCATTTATGGCTGGATTTAGGAAAAGAGTCTTCCCTGGTAGTTCTAATGGACCTTCCAAACGTAGACGTATATCTAAGTTTAAACGTCGTCCCAGGAGAAGTAAAGGTAGTACTTCATTTAGTACTAAAGCTGGTTCAGCTGTGTCATTGCCTTTTAGGTCAAGGAAATTAAGTAGGCGGGCGTGGAACAGGAAGTTATGGGATACGACATTAATGAAAGCTCATTATAGGTCTAATGGTTCTTCCGCTGGATCATTGGCATCAACTGCTGCGCAAGGTCAAGTAACTGTAGGTACCTTACAGACTTTGGATAATGGTGTGGGTGCATTTTGGACTGCTGCTGGTGGAACAATAGAGATTAATCAAGGTCAAGGTGTTCCGTTGTTCGAAGATGACATCATAGTACGTGGTGGTATGATGGGTATTAAGTGCTTCAATGAGAGTACGACAATTCCATTACAGGTTAAGATATGGTTGGTTAGGAATTGCGATAGGCCAACGACTAATCAGATACCATCT